AAGTTAAAAGCAGGAATCAGAAATCTTAATCGTAGTAGAAGTGACGATAATCAAATTAGAAATATAAATTCTAGCTTTCTAGATATTGGTCACCAAGAAGGATTTAGTGTTTCGGAACAAAGAGCACAGGAAGTAAATCAAGCATTATTTGATTGGGGAACCAATAATAATAGTCCTGTTGTTCAAAAGTTTTTACGAGAACTAGCAGATCGTAATAATTTTGTAATTTTACGCAAGCCAGGCAAGTCTAAGGATGTACTTACTGTTGCTTTAGAAAGTAAGTTTTTAAATAGACAGCGTGGTGGTGGAGCTGAAAAAGCTCTAATTGCAAATATAAATAAAGATTTAGCAGTTATACTAGAATCTTTTGGAGGAGAGTTTTGGGCAGAGCATGAAGGCTCAGACTCAAAAATAACTAAAACTACTAAAGAAGTTTTAAATCCTTTAGCAAAAGCAGCAAAACGTTCAAGTAGTATAAAAACTAATTTTAAAGAAGAAAAGATAAACAGTAAAAAATCAACTGTTAAAGGTAAGTCTAAAAAAAGAAAAGTATCAAAAGCAAAAGGATTTAAAGATACCACTCCTGTAAAACTAGTTAAGTTTTCACAAGGGGATAAAAGAAGTATGTTCTCTATTATGGCAATGATAAATGAAAAGTTGCCAAGAGTAGTAGAAAAAAATATGGGCTATCCTAGACTAGAAAGTCAAACAGGAAGATTTGCAAGAAGTGTTAAGCTAACAGATGTTAGTCAAACTCGACAAGGGTATCCAAGTTTTGGGTATACATATCGAACAGATCCTTATGCAGTTTTTGAAACAGGTAGAGGAAGAGCGCCTTGGGCGAGTCCAGAAAGAGATCCTAGAAAACTAATTGATGCATCTATTAGAGAAATAGCAGGGCAAATGGCACTTGGAAGATTTTATACTAGGAGAGTATAGTGGCAGAAAAAGCAGCACATAGACAGTATACAAGCCGCAGAGCTGCCATAACCAGAGCATTAGCTGATAAAATTGCAGAAATAGATGGAAGAGGTATTTATCATACTGCTGTTGCAGAAGTTAGTCCTCGACTGAAGTTTTGGGATGAAGTAGAAGAGTTTCCTGCTGTTCATTTGAACGCAGGCTCTGAAAGCCGTCAATATCAAGGCGGTCAATATAAAGATAGATTTTTAAATGTAACTGTACGTTGCTACGTCAATCAAGAAGATTCAGTGGATGCATTGGATGAACTTTTAGAAGATGTAGAAACCATACTAGAAGAAAATAGTAGACTGCGTTACTATGATAGAATGGGACTTGAGCAGTTTACTCAACAGATCACAATTGTCAGTATAGATACTGACGAAGGTGTGTTAGATCCTTTAGGAGTCGGAGAAGTACTACTAGAGGTTCGATACTAGAAAATGCTGGCACGAACAAACGTTCACGTCCATGCCTTTTCAAGACATAGGAGATAATCTATGGCAGATAAACTTTATTTTAGCCGCGACGCGAAACTTTACGTTGAGCTAATAAGTAACGCAGGAACCTTTCAAGGGCTTTGGGAAATTCCTGTCTTGGACGGGTTTAGTTTCTCTCAAGGCACAAATCAAACTGAAATTGGTCTGGAAGAAATGGAAAGCACTGCAGGAATTAGCCGACGGGGTCGCCGATTGTTTACGGACTCTTTGGCGCCTGCAGAATGGTCTTTCAGTACCTATATGCGACCAACGAAAAAGGGCACTAATCATCACCTTGTAGATGAAGTTCTATGGGCAGCAATGGCAGGTGCAGATATTCATCACTCAAGCCAAGAGGACGGTACCACTGCGCATACTGCAGAAAGTGAAGACTTCTTTAGAAATAGTAGTGATAATAAAACAACCGATCCTGTTTTTGATGTTAGCGCGGGTACTTTTAATTTTACAGAGTCTAACCGTTCAACACTTCCAAAAATGAATCTCTACTTCGTATTCGAAACAGACCTTACAAACCCAATGGTATATAAGCTTTCTAGTGCAATTGTAAATGAGTGTTCTATTGATTTTGATATTGATGGAATTGCTACAGCTAACTGGTCTGGATTCGCAAAAGAAGTTGAAGACTTACAAACTGCTGATAAAGTAATTATTGGAGCAAATTCACCAAGAGTAAACAGCACAGCTGTAAATATTACAGCTATTAGTGCAGCTACTGACGCAGTGCTTACTGCAAATTCTCATGGACTTGTAGCCGGACAAAGAGTCAAGCTTTCTATGGAAAATGCAACAGGAGCTGATGCTACTGATGTTGCAGCGCTTTTCCATGATAAAACTTTTACAGTAGGTACTGTGCCTACTGCAAATACATTTACTGTAGGTGTTTCTACGGATACTAAAACGTTTGGTTTAAGTAGTACTGCTTCTGACACAAATCTTGTTGTTACTCGCGGTCTTGTAGATGTGTATATGGATACGGGCTCTGATAATGTTTTACATGTACGACAAGGTGCTGCAACAGCCGAAACTCTTGAAGAAGCTCACAATACTGGAGTAACTTCAACCGCTAACTTTATTCGTAATCGTCTAACTCAACTTGAGGTTCGGGGTCAAAACCCAGACGTTATGGAAGGTAAAGCGTTTCCAATTACAGTAAGCAGCAATACTTTTACAACTAAAAATCTTGCTAAAAGTGCAGACGTTGCGCATGGCTTAAAGACTGGAGATGTTGTTCGTATTTCAGGCCTTACTGGGGCTGGAGCGGCTGCGATTAATGACAAAAATCTTTTTGTTAAATCAATTGGAGGAAGCACTGGCAGCGAAGATGAATTTACTCTCTCTTTAACAGACGGGGGTACGGTTATAACAGTAGGAACTGTTGTTACAACTAATGCAGTTGTTAAAACTGGTATCTATAACTTTACTCTAACTGGTGGAAATCTTACAATTTCTAACAATGTTACTTACTTAGTTCCAGAAGAAATTGGCACAATTAATAAGCCAATCGAAGGTGTAACAGGCGCTAGAGCTATTGGCGGAAGTTTTAATTGCTACCTTGTATTTGATAACTCTGATAGAGCTGATGGAAATACAGGATCTTCTTCTGATTTCTTCGCAGATCTTGTAGCAGCAGATAAAGGTCTTACAAAAGTTGTAAACGACTTTAATGTAACTTTTAAAGTTGGCGGAACTGTAGATAACCAACCTAGAGTTAATCTTACATTCCCTCAAGTACACATTGATGTTCCTGCTCATAATATTGAAGATGTTATTTCTCTGGAGACAAACTTCGGTGCATATACAAATGACTTTGATGTTGTTGATGAGTTTTCAATGCAAGTATTTGGAGTCGCTGTATAATAAAAGTAACAGTTTTACTGAAACCCGCTTCGGCGGGTTTTTTCTTTTCAGGTGATAAAAATAATTCTTGACATTTCAGCTACCTTTCGATATACTATGTGGTATATATGAATAATACCTCTTTAAAAAAGGACGATAAAATGACAGACAAAACTCCTGTTTCTTTGGCGAGTCTTATGACTCCCAGCAAAACAGTTTCTATTGACTTTCCCGGGTATGAGGGAATGAGCATTGATCTATGCTATCTCGCAAGAGAAGAGCTAATAAAGCTACGAAAAAGGTGTGTAACTACAAAGTTTAATAGAAAAACTAGACAGCCTGAAGAAGAGCTTAATGATGAAAAGTTTTTAACCGAATATTGTAATGCTGTTGTTAAAGGGTGGAAAGGACTTAAATTTCGATACCTAGAAGAGCTTCTTTTGGTTGATGTTTCAAGTCTTGATGCCGACGACGAATTACCGTATACTCAAGAAAATGCAGAACTTCTTATGAAGAATGCAAATGACTTTGATACTTGGGTAACTGAAACAGTAGGTGACCTAGAAAATTTTACCAGCAACAAGTAGCAGAAGTACATAAGCTACTTGAACGCTATGTAAGAGAATCCGATCAATTAGATGTAGAAAAATATCTACGAATATGTGAGGAACTAGGGCAAGAGCCTGATCCAGCCAAAATGCCGCTCGAGCCATCGGAATTTCCCGAAGAGGTTCAGGTGGCATTTTTTATATATGAATTGCTTGAAGATCATTGGGAAGGAATGTCGGGTACTTACTTAGGTAAGCATTGGAACAACCTGGAATATCTATTTAAGCTTCATAATGTAGAAGAACCTAAATCAGTATTTGTATTTATGAAAATGTATGAAGGTGTAGTAGTGAAGTTCCGAGCAGAAAAAGCTGAGCAAAAACGCAAAGCAGAGGAACGTAAAGCAACAAAACCTTCCGGGGGTGGTAAAACTTATACCCATAATGTGCGTGGCTAATGACAAAGAAAGTCGAAGTTGATGTAAATGTAGATGATAATGGTACTACTAAAAAAGTAGCATTAGACTCGAAGAATCTTGGAGATCAACTTGATAAAACAAGTACTTCAGCACACTCAGCCGACCGAAGACTAAAAGGAGCTGCCCAAGCTTCTGCCAATGGATCCAAAAACTTTTCTAAAATGGCACAAGGCATCTCTGGAGGTCTTGTTCCTGCCTATGCAACTCTAGCCGCAAACATTTTTGCAATCTCTGCAGCATTTAACTTTTTCAAAAGAGCTGCGGATGTTTCTGTACTTATTCAAGCACAAGAATCTTATGCCACTTCCACCGGTGTCGGTCTACAAAGTATTAGTTCCTCTTTACGAGAAGCAAGTGGAGGAATGCTTACATTTAGAGATGCCGCACAAGCTGCAGCGATAGGTGTTGCAAAAGGGTTCTCACCAAAACAGTTAGAAGACTTAGCAGTAGGGGCGAGAAAGGCTTCAGCAGCGTTAGGTAGAGACTTTGAAGATGCTTTTGACCGATTAATTCGTGGTACTTCAAAAGCCGAACCAGAACTCTTAGATGAATTAGGAATTACTCTTCGACTAGAAAGAGCTACAACAGAGTATGCGAGAGCGATAAATAAAAATGTAAAAGAACTAACCGCATATGAAAGAAGCCAAGCAGTTTTAATAGAAACACAAAGACAAATAAATGAGCAGTTTGGAGATGTTGAAGCAGCAATTAATCCTTTTCAGCGTTTAGCAGTTACATTTAATGATATTGTAAAAGGAGTAACTCAATTTATTCTTCCTGCCTTCAATGCGTTTGCAGAAATTATTAACAGGTCTGCTTTAGCAGCTATTGCAATTTTTGGCACTTTAGCAATCTCTATTGCAAAAGCAGCAATACCAGTTGGAGACTTAAAAGAGAAATTTGCAGATTTTCAACAAGAGCAAGCTGAAGCAGTAGAGGACGCAAAAAGAAGAGTTGAAGAATATACAGATCTTTTAAAGAAAAATAAACAAGAGTTAGAAGCATTCGGAGAAGATGCAGCAAAAGGAGTACAATCTAGTGCGCAGGCTTTAACAAAAAATGAGGCTGGAGGCAAGTCAAAACTTTTGCAAAAAGCAGCACGAGGTGAAGAACTTACAGGTTTAGATAAAGCTACTCTTAAAAGAGCGGTTGAGGGTGCAGAAAAACAATTTAGAGAGCACGCAGAGATAAGAACAGGTATATTTGCAAAAGCAGACATATCAATGGTCAGAAGCTTTGATAGAAGCTTAACCGCAATGGATCAAAGTGCAAAAGTAAAAACTTCAAAGATGGCACTGCGTTTTCAAAAGATGACTGCTATTATTAATCTAGGGCATGCAAAAATGGCAGAGTTTGGTGGCAGACAGTTTGCACGTTTAGGTAGAGCAGCAGAGGGCGCTGGAAAGGTAATTGATAAAGCTTTTCGTTTCGCAGGTGTAATTGGTATAGCAGTTATGCTTTTTGAAACTTTTATTAGTTTACGCAATAATATTTTTGATATTTCTTTATCAATTGTTAATGCAGGTATAAAAGTATTTAATACTATTCGTTCAGCAATAGCAACAGTTGCTACTAAAATAGTTGACGCTTTATCAGGTTTAGCAGAAAATATTCCTGGACTTGGAAAATTTAAAGAACAGTTTGATGCAGCAAAAGCATCTATAGCAGACTTTGGAGAGGAACGAAAATTATTAACAGCAAAAGATTTTGAAGGAACTTTTATTGGAGGATTAGCAAAAGGTTTTCAAGATACTGGAAGAGCGGCAACAGCATCTAAAGCAGCTTTAGCTGAATACAATGATACTTTAAAAACTTTTATACAAGAAAATGAAGCGGCATCGAAAGGACTAAAAAAAGCTAATGAAGATAATAATGCTGCAAGAGCCTCTACAATTCGTTTAAATCGAGCCTCTACAGCAGGTTTTGAAAGGCAGCTAAATCAATTAGATGCGATTACAGACGATGCAGATAGAGCTCAAGCTTTTGAAAACTTTAAAAAAGCAATTTTAGACAATAAAGAACTTTTACCTCAAGCGGCCGCAGCAGTCTTAGAATTTGGAGGCTCTTTAGAAACATTACGACAACCCCTTGTAGATAGCGGAGTTGCAGCCGGAGGAGCTGTAGCCGCTCAAAATTCTTTGAGAGAGGCTTTAAATTCTGGGCAGCCCATTATCCAAGATGCAGGGAGCGATTTAAATGCTTTAAGAGAAGCTTATCATCAAATTAATAAGGCAGCAAAACAAGCCACAGAATCAACTGCAGCAGCAGGAGAAAGTTATGATGGTTTAGGAAAAGCAGCCGAACGACTCGGAGAAGATACAATCGCAGCAGCAGCAGCAATAGATGTTCTCATAGCAAAAAGAGAATCAATACTTGATGAAACAAGCCAACAAAATATTACTCAAACAAATTTAGCAAAGTATACTCCTCTAGTTGAAGCAGCACTAAATCGACAACTTGCACTAGAGCGTTTATTAACTCAAGAGAAACAAATTCAACTAGATCTTGAAGTTTTGAATCAACAGCTAAAAAAAGTTGGACCAGATGGTGCAACTCAAGATGGACTTACTGCAGATCAAATTCAAGAAAGAATAGATGCAAAAAATAGAACGCTGCGAGAGACTCAAGCAAAAGTCAATGAGGCTCAAAAACAGATTAGCGATGTTGATAGAATTGGAAGAGCGGTAGCCGATAATTTTGAAAGTGGAATGGTAAGTGCTTTTGAAGGTGTTATAACTGGCACTAAAACTATGAAAGATGCTTTCAAAGATATGGCAGTAGGTATTCTAAGAATGATTGCTAGAATGATTTCAGAGCTGATTGCGATGAAAATTATAATGGCTGCAATGTCCTTGATACCTATGGGGCCATCAGCAAGAGTAGATGCGGGCATGCAAGGCACCCTTCAATCGGTGGGTATTCCTGACCCAGGTCAGCTCGCAAGATACGGCGGAGTAATGAAAGATCCTAGAGGCTACAGAGCCGGAGGAATAGCTAGAGACTACTCTATGGGAGGCATAGCAAGAGGTAGAGATGCAGGGTATCCTGCAGTGCTACATGGAACAGAAGCAGTAGTTCCCCTTCCAAATAATCGTTCAATTCCCGTAGATTTGCGAGGTGATAGGGGAACCCAAAATAATGTAACTGTAAATGTAACTATGGCAGAAGGGGGCTCAGGCACTAGAAATGCTGCCGGAGATAGTCAACAAGGCACAAACTTAGGAAATGCCATTGCAATGGCTGTACAGAAAGAACTTCAAAATCAGAAACGTTCTGGCGGCATTCTTAATCCTTATGGAGCAGCATAATGTCAACTACAAAATATCAATTCGAAATTGCGAATAATACTTTAGGGCTATCTAATGGAGCTAGAACTATTGTTGCTGATCGAGGATTATCACGACAAACTAACTTTTCACTTCTTACAGCAAAGTTTGGTGATGGATATGAACAAAGAGCTGTTGACGGAATTAACAGTAAACAAGAAACTTTTGGACTAACTTTTAAAAATAGAGACTATAAAGAAGCAAATTTAATTGCTGCATTTTTTGATTCTAAAAAAGGTCTTAATTTTTCTATGCAAATTACTAATACAAAAGATGTAGAGAGCACAAGCCCTACAGATGTTCATGAAACAATAAAAGTAGCTTGCGACAGCTATACTTTAACATATGTTACCGATACGATAGCTACTGTTACTTCACAATTTAGAAGAGTATATGAGCCTTAAGTAAAATGGTTGACTTAATTGATACAGTACAAAAAACAACTTTAGACGATGCTTATATCGAATTGTTTGATGTAGAACTAAAGTATAAAGATTCAAATGGAGTTATTCAAACAGAACTTCTTCATTTAACTGATGGTTTAGAGGATCCTAATGAGTTTAATTTATGGATGCCTTATGAAACAGCCGGAACCACGGTTTGGGCACAATATTTAGCCTGTCCTATAGAAATAGATGGAATTTCCGTTGATAATGCGGGAGCAGCATCTCGACCTACTTTAAGTGTTGCAAATGTTGCTGCTATTGCAAGAATATCAGATTATGATAGTACTTTAAGTCCCTCTACTGGGGATGCTACCGCAGATGAAACAAATATTGATGCGATTCTTCAGGGATTGAATATTTCAAAAAATGAAGATGTTTTAGGCTCAATAGTAACGTATAGAAGAACTTTACTAAAAAATACTTTTATAAGGGCTAGTGATAATAACACATTTAGATGGTATCCATATGATCATGCTACAAAAACTGGAACGGGTGCAGGAATTTATATTGAAACTAATGCTCCTGCTCCAATAGAGTTTCCAGAACAAAAGTTTGTAATTGATAGAGTAGCCGGAGAAAATAGCGTATTAGTACAGTTTGAGTTAGCAAATCCTTTAGATGTACAAGGTTTGCAAATTCCAAATCGATATGTTATAGGAAAGTATTGTCCATGGGAATACAAAGGAGCAGTAACTGGTTCTGTAAAATCTGGTTGCCCTTGGAGATCAACCGGATATACAGATAAAGGAAATTTTACTCAAGGCGCAACTTATAATACTAATGATATGGTAATAAGTGGCGGACAAAGATTTTATGTTATTGGAGATCCTACTCACGCTGGAGTAGAAAGTTCTGTTGCCGCAGATAATACAGCGCATCCCGGAACTTGGGGATTAGGCCCTTGGTTTGACATAGATAATAATCCTACTACACAAGCAAATGATGCTTGTGGAAAAACTATACAATCTTGTAAGTGTAGATTTCATCCTAAAACTTCTGCAAGTGGTACTCCGGTTTATCAAAATACAGATCGTGGACTGCCTTTTGGAGGATTTCCTGGAAGTCGTAAGTTTAAGTAATGATTGAAGAAATACAACAACACTTTGAAGCATCATATCCCAGGGAAGCTTGTGGTATTATTGGAATTGTACAAGGAAAAAAGAAATGGTTTCCTTGTACAAATGTAGCAGAAAATGAAGATGATTTTATACTATCATCTGACGAGTATTTTGAAATAGTTAAGCAATGCGATATATTTGCAATTGTGCATAATCATCCAGATGCAAGTAATGAACCAAGCCCTGCAGATATAAACAACTGCAATGCTTTAGGAATACCTTACTGGATTTTTAGTTACCCAGAAATGGATTTATATATTTTAGAGCCGGAGAAAAAAAGTTATCCTTTAGTTGGACGAGAGTATGAGTTTGGCGTAAGAGACTGCTTTGAAGCTATGAGAGATTACTTAAAATCAAAAAACATAGAAATACCTCCTAGAGTTCCTTTTGAAGATAATTGGTGGGATAAGAATATTGACTATTTTTCTGATCAAATTATAGAAAAGTGGGGTGGTAAAAAAGTTTCTATGGAAGAGGTTCAAAAGAATGATGTTTTAATATTTAAAGTAAAACATGATGTGCCTGATCACTGCGGAGTATACATTGGTGATAATAATTTTTTTCATCATGCAGAAAATAGACTGTCCTGTAGAGAGCCTTTAAATAAATTTTGGATGAAAGCATTAGTAGGAGTATATAGATATGGAGCGTAAAGTATATTTAGAAGGGTCACTTGCAGAAAAGTTTGGCTCAGAGTTCACTATTTATGCAGAGTCGGTTGCAGATGTTTGGAGATGTTTAAGTGCTAACTTTCCAGAACTTCATACGTTTCTAATTGATTGCCATGAAAAGGATATAGGCTTTATTTGTAAAGTTGGCGAAAATCCGTTACAAGAGGATGAAGATTTACTTTTAAAAATGGATGAAGGAGATGTATTTATATCTCCACAACCTGCAGGTTCTAAAAGTGCTTTTGCAAAAATTTTATTAGCAGTTATAATTATAGCTACAATTTATGTTACGGGTGCTTTCGGAACGCAAGCAATGAGCTTTGGACTAACGGAAAGTGCTGCTGTAGCTGCTGGTGTACAAGCAGGAGCTATTGGAACAAGTACATTGATAGCGCTTGGTGTAGCAGTAAATTTAGCACTAATGGGGGTTCAACAGTTAATGGCCCCAGACCCTGCTGGGGATATACCGGAAAATACTCCTGAAAGTTCTTATTTATTTAGAGGCTCCGAGCAAACAATTTTAGAAGGAGATCCTGTTCCTGTTGTTTATGGAGAACTACGAGTTCCTGGTAGACCTATTGGTTTTGAACTAAGAAATAAAGAAAATGTTTATAGTAACTACTACTCAAATGGTGGATACGGATGGTATCCTGGAAGCGGCAGATATTACTCTGCAGTTTCTATGAAATAGGAAAATATAAATGGCTGAGCCCGTAAAAAGTAATCAACAACATATCTTTATTCACGATGCAATTTGTGAAGGCCCAATTGAGGGTCTTGTTTATGGAGATTCTTCTATATTTTTTAATGGTCAGCGGGTACAAGATCTAGATCCCGATGCTCCATGGACTCCTGTAAATGCTAAAATAGATTTTTCGGGTATTAGTGATACTACTGGCTCTAATATAGTGCCTGCTTTACCTATTTCTTTTACTGAGAATAATGGTGTTCCGAAAAATGATACTTTTTTACTTATAAGAAATGAAGGTATTTCAAAATCTTCAGCAACTTATTCATATCAAACTAGAGAACTAACAATTACAGGTGCAAGTGATTTTAGTGAAGTTTATCGAACATTTAATCCAACAGCGACTGCTGCTGATCAAATTAAAGTTATACCGGGAAGTTTAACAAATCCAACCATAACAAATGGGGGTACCGGTTATACAGATGAACCAAGCGTAAAAGTTATTAGATCAGGCAGTGTTGTTCCAAATGTTACTGCAACAGCTTCCATTACAGGAGGCTCAGTAACTTCAATAAGTGTCAGTGGCCCTTCTGATTTACAAGGAGTTTTTAGTTTTGAGATAAGTTCTCCGCCCTTAATTGAAGATCGTTTTATTGTACTTGCAGATCCTGTTACAAATGATATAATGTATGTAGGGGAAGGTCAGTGGACTCCTGGCTCTGCTAATACTCTTAAATTTATTCCCACTTTTCAAGATAATTTTACTCCTTGGAACAATAAACTAACAACTTCTCAATACAAAGTACAAGTATTAGAAAGTATAAAAATTAGTAGTTTTGATGTTGCTAATAATGAAATTACTATCGAACATGGCCCTACTGCGGGTCAACAAGGTGCGGGAACTTACTGTTTTACGGTATCAGGCTCTAAGCCGGGTAGCCCCGATGATGTGGACGTAGATAATCCACCCCAATCTAATAATTTTGTAGCACAGTTTCGAGGAGGTTATACCTACCAAGATCCTATTACAGAATTAAATGGTGTCGGAGGAGGTGTTTCATATACTGCAAGTGTTGGTTCTTTACCTACAAATTTATTAAAACAAATAAATTTTGATACTTGGAATAATGAAAATCCTGATGATAAATTAGAGGGCACTCTTGTTCATCCAACAGGAGATTATCCAGAAGGACAAGATATAGATTCAGAGGGCGCTCTTGAACCGATCGAAATTAATGCTAGTATGTTTGGCAGTTTGGATAGTGTGGTTCCAACTCTCGATGAGGTTCGTATTTCAATACAATATGGACAATTTCAAGCAATTCGAAAAGATAACGGAGATGAAGTTCATAATCATGCAAAGTATCTGTTTCAAATTGCAAGAAAAGCTCCTGGCTCTAATTCATTTGAAAAATATAAAGCGGTTTTTAAAACTCCAGAGGGTGCTGGACAGCCTACCATTCAGCATCAAGGAAAAGATAAAAGTCAAATTTCTTTTGAGCACTACATTGATTTATCTATTATCAAGCCTTTTGTAGATTTTAAAATACGAATTTTTCGTCTGACTCGACACAAAGGACGAGCTGTAGGATCGGGAGGAGGGGATCAACCGCCTGCTCATGATACAGATCAAGGTGATGCAACTGCTGTACTTTCAAATCTAGTTGCAATAAATAAAGATAGATTTTCTTATCCTTATACAGCACACGCGGGTCTCTTTTTAGACTCTCGTGAGTACTCAGGTGTTCCAAAAAGAAGCTATGAAATTCGGGGAATGAAAATAAAAGTTCCTCAAGGATATAAACCTAGAGAATACTCAGGTGCAGTACAAGCCAAAACAAATGATGCCGGAACTACTGCAAACTATAGTGTACCTACTTATCCAGAGTTTTGGAATGGTCAGTTATCTGACGAGCTTTATTACACAAATAATCCTGTATGGATCTTTTTAGATATTATTACAAATGATCGATTCGGGGCAGGAGAGTGGGTAAAAGTATCCGATGTAGATATATATTCTTTATATCGAGTCTCAAAATATTGCGATGAGTTAGTTCCCGATGGAAAGGGAGGCTTTGAGCCTCGCTTTACAGCTAATCTATATCTTTCAAAAGCTACGGATGTTTATAAAGTTGTAAAAGATATGGCAACTGTATTTACTTCCTTAGTTTATTGGATGGATGGACAGTTGACTACAATAATGGATGCTCCAGGAGATCCTGTTTATAGTTTTTCTAAAGCAAATGTTATTGATGGAGAGTTTACATATGAGAGCACAGGCCAAAAAACAAGAACAAATCAAGTTGTAGTTACTTGGAATAATCCAGAAATTGGATATGAAAAAGTACCTCTGATTGTAGAAGATAGAGATGACATTATTTCTTCTGGTAGAATTATAAAAGAAAATGCTGTTGCTTTTGGAGTTACTTCAGAGGGTCAAGCACGAAGATATGGAAAATGGAAGTTATTTACCGCTCAAGGCCAGACTGAACTTATTTCTTTTAAAGCATCGTTTGAAGGATTGTTTTTAAAACCCGGAGATATAATTGAAGTACAAGATGCTGCACGATATGGTAAATCTTTAAGTGGTCGTGTTTCTTCGGCAACTACTACTAGTGGAAATCATGTTGTTACTTTAGATCGCGAAGTTACTTTAGATACTACACTTTTTGATTATAAGTTAAATATTCTTGTAACAAAACCTGCTGCTTACTATATAGGCGAAGATACAATTGAAGTAGATCACGAAACAGGCGATGCTAATGATAACCAAACTTTAACAAGAGGAACTAGAATACTAAAAGCTTGGGTACGAGATGCTGCTTCCGGAAATAGAACTCTTGGAGTTATTGATTCTGAAGTTAAAGCTGCCCATGCTTTTACAGCAAGCACGGGCGGTCAGTTAATTGAACTGAACTGGAAGAAAGACTCTTTTGTTGAAACAAAAACAGTATCTGCAGTAAGTGCTGACAAAACAGAAATAACGGTTACTGGTACTTTCGATACTATACCAGAGGCTAGTTCTATATGGATGCTTGAAGAAACCGCAAAAGTTGGTGGACTGCCAAGTACATCCTCTCCGAATCATTATAAAATTTTAGGCATCTCACAGGATGATAAAAATATTTACAGTATCTCTGCGGTAGAGCATTTAAATAGTAAATATGCATTTGTTGATGATCCTGATTCAATTCTAGATATTCCTGACGATGTTTATGCCCCAGAGCCCGCTATAGTTCCTGCCCCCGCAAATGTTTTCATTCTTCAAAATTCTAACTCAAAAAGACCAAATGAAGAGCTTACAGTTGAGTGGGAATATCCTGAGTTTGATACAAGCGGTAAGCCTACGAGTAGATTTTTAGACAGTTTTGAAATCTTACATACAGTTCCTGATAGAGAAAATACTTTTAATTTAGGAAAAAATGCAAGACGCTTCTCATTAAGAGATGTGCCGGATGGCACATATATGTTTAGAGTGCGTGCTATTTCTGTTTCTCAGCACAAATCTGCATGGACTTCTTCTCGATACGTAGTTGAAGATCCTTTTGACGATAACGTAAATAGAAATAAAGGAATACAGACAGAGGGGTTAGCTTCGAGTATTCCGTTCATAACAAATGAAAGTGCCGCACAAGGAAACTTTAGAGGCGTATTTGATTCAAATGTTGGAGCCTTTAATGGTAGCAGTAATACTGACGGGTATAAAGTTGGAGATTTTGTTCTAGATTCTTCTAATGTTTATTATTATCTGCCTAGTAGTGGTACTGCAACTAATATTAGTACTTGGAAACCATATCGAGGCGGGATATTTAAATTTAGAGAGGATACAAATCCTGTACTTGCTC